TAGCCTCGCCCGTATTCATGTCACTGCGAGTATCGCGGAAATTGATTTTAAAAGTGTGTAAAGCCATTAGCTTACTCCAAGCATAGGGCGCGCATAGCGCCGACTAGTTAATTGTACGCGAGTCACAGATTTGAGCCAGAGTTACATGATAGTAGTTAAGGTTTTCCAGAAAACGCGGACACAAAAAAGCCCGCGTTCTAGCGGGCTGGATGTTATCGGTCAATGATACTAAAGACTATTGTTGTTACCATTGCGATGGCAACCGAGCTAACCACAAAGTAGTTGATGATAAACCAATCATCCCCAGTGAGGTTAGCGCCAACCCCGAACAGGCCGAGCGCTAGGAATTCCACTATGCCGCCGCCTTCACTGGCGCTTTACGTAACTGGAATCCGTGAAGGGCTAACAGTGATTTGATTTGGGCAAGCCCTTCATCCGTCACCATTAGTTCGTTAAAGGTTACAGTCCAGTCCGCTACCTTTGGGGCTTCGGGAGTTCGTGGAGTCCTGCCGCCTCCGCTGTCGCGTGCCGTTCCGTGCGCTTCGCGTACCTGCTTCGCTGCCGCATCCATCTTATGCCGAGACAATCCTGCCGCCTCGCCCGCCGTGGTATGCTTTGGGTCTTTACCTTTTCCCATGTCAATTGATACAGGGACAGTGCAACCATAATGGCAGACTAATAGGTTCTTGAATTGTGATTTGAGATTGTGATTCTCCTTGAAGCAATCAAGGTAGCGAGTCATCAACTCCTCGACTGCTTCAGTGATAGGCACACACTCGTTTAACTCATCCGCTGCAATCCCTGCCGCATCTTGTAAGTATCCATATACTGAAGCATTCGCAGCACATGCTTCACCAATTGCTTTTACTACCTTCGCGTTTTTCTTCGCTGTTTCAGTCTTCATGGTGCTTGCCCTCCGGGCATTCGGTCAAGGGCGTTTGCCCTGACAACAGAACCTATTCTACCTATCTACACCCGCCTGTCCACAGGGTCTTGATAGTAGTGGGGGGTATGGCCCCCAACCCCCCAACCCAAAACAACCTAATATCCGTTACTCACATAACAAGGTCTATTTTTTGAACTACCTGTACATATATACAGTAGTCCGTTTGGGTTTCAGTACCCGTCCCGCTCAGCCAAGAAGCCAAAAATTTTTTATTTTTTTGTGGTAGAGTAGTCAAGGCAACCAACAGGAGAAGCAAATGGACTTTTTTGGGTCTAACCGTGCAAACAAAAGTAAAATAGACAGGGCGCTTGAAGATGCTCAGAACCCTAAGCCTAAGCCTAAGCCAAAGGCTCCACCCAAGCCCAAGCCCAAGACGCCTGTGAAGCCTACCTCTAGGGCAGCATACGGTAAGCCCAAGCCCAAGCCTAGGCCAAAACCCAAACCTGCAAGACGTAGGGTCTAAAAAACAGGCGAAAAAAAACCGGCCCTAAGCGGGGCCGGTCAATAAGCAAGTGACTATGAAGATGACCCAGACTGCCCACAAACAAATAACGGCAGCCTTCAGTTTCCCCACTTTTTTATCCCTTATTCCTCACCCACCTATCTACTTCTTACGGTTGCCGGGAATGCCCTTTTCACTGCGAGCCATTGCTTTGTAGTTTTCCCCAACACTAGTGCGCGCTTTGGGCTTAGGCTTAGGCACCCTTTTCTTAGCCTTAACTTCTATAGGTTTTAAGCTAGCGCCCTGAACTTTCCTTTTGACCCTTGAAGCGAGATTACTAGCACCTTGCACCGCTTCTCGGACATTACCAATGGCGGAAGCAACCTTAGAGCCGCTACGCGACTGGCGTTGTTTAGCTGCCGCAGCAGTAGCTGCTTTGCTAGACGCTGCGGTGGATTTCTTTAGGGCAGCAGCCTTTTTACTTCGGTTTTGGGCGTTGAGATACGCGCGCAAACCCTTGGAGCCAGTTTTCTTTTCCCACGCGGTAAGTTCTTCGCGGGTTACAGCGGCCTTCTCCTTACCATCTTTACCAGTAAACGTGGATTTACCTTCTCGTTTAGCTTGAGCTATTGTTCTAGCCATAATACTTCCCCTTAGTTATCAAATAAAACCTTAGTTATCAAATAAAACCTTAGTTATCATACAAAACCTTAGTTATAAAATAAAACCTTAGTTATTCAGTTATTGAGTTATTTAGTACGTTTGCTTCGGTTTTACTGGTCTTTTCTTAGCTGTAACTTTTACAGGCTTTAAGCTAGCTCTCTGTTTCTTTAATTTGGCCTTTTTCATACCCTCGACTGTAGATTTGGCGTTCAGAACAGAAGCTGCTGCGCCTGACACCGCTGCGCTAATGCCACCAGAAGCAGGGCGACTGCGCGATTGACGCTGTTTAGTTGCTGCGCCAGTCGCTGCTTGACTATTCGCTGCGGTAGATCGCTTTAGAGCTTCTCGTCTAGCTTGAGGTGTCATAGGCATAATAATTTAGTCCTTATCTGTTTGATTTTTGACTCGCCATGCTATGCTGCCTTAATCTCACGCTTTCTTCAAGGTAAAATCCTTGGTACACTCGCGAGAACGACCATAGGCACTCTCACCCGCTAAAACGGGATAGGGAAGGGACAATTTTCGATGCAAAACGCCGTAAAAGCAGAAGTATTCTTACAATCTCTCGCGCTCGCTGTAGCTCGCAACAACGTGGGCGCTGCGATACCAATACATCAAGTTATGAAAAGCGAAGGGCTTACCCTCACTGAATATCACGATATAGAGCTTAATCCGACGTTCCAGAGGCACCTAGCGAAGTATGAGCAAGAGCTAACTGACTCTGGATTCTCATTTGAGGCCAAATGTAAGCTCTTAGCAGAGGATATGCTGCCCGGGTTCTACAATTTAGGCCGAGATATGGACACGCCAGCCCCTGTGAGAGCCAAAATAATGGAAAGTCTTGTCAAATGGGGCAAATTAGAGCCTAAAACAGACGTTATGGCGGGTGGTAGCGCGGGATTTTCCATAAATATCAATTTAACGCAGCCAGACGCGGCTACGATCTCCCTTGTGCCGAATAATGACGAAGAAGGCTTGGATTTGGAGGGGGAATATGACGAAAATGTCGAAAATGACGGTTTATTGTCAATAAGTGACACTTTGGCTGAGCTAGAAGCCCTAGACCCTGATGAAAAATTCACAGAAACACCTGAATCAGCGCCAGAAGAAGACTTTATCGCGCAGCCAACTACTTTTGGCGATGTAGTGCCGCTAAGAAGGCCCGACAGCACCCAGAGGGAGATGATGCAGCTATCTGCATGGGCTAATGACTTCCTAGAAGGCGGTGACGAGGCGTCTGTGGAGCTAGAATTCACCGATAACGACTACGACGACGAGGAGGACTGAATATGCCCTCCGCGATCAATAATCCCATAAGTACGCCCAATAATCAGGTAAATTACACCCCACCACCGTCGTTAGCGCCGTTTTTGACCAGTCAGAGCTTTGTTTCGCTGATTTCTGGCCCTGTAGGTAGCGGCAAATCGTCCGCCGCCATGATGAAAATAGCGTACCACGCGAAGCAAATGCGTGCTGGGCGCGACGGAGTGAGGCGCTCCAGAGCAGTGGTGGTAAGGAATACGAACCAGATGCTGACAGACGCCACTATTCCTACGTTTATGACGTGGTTTCCAGAGGGCGTAGCGGGCACGTTCGCTCGGACAGATAAACGGTTCTTTTTACGCTTTGATGACGTCGAGTGCGAAGTGTTGTTCAGAGGACTAGATGACGCCAATGACGTGAGGCGCCTACTGTCGCTAGAGGCGTCGTTTGGCGTACTTGACGAGTATCGAGAGATTCACCCAGATATTTTTAACGCACTGCAAGGGCGTGTAGGCCGTTACCCCTCGGTAGCCAATGGCGGCTGCGTTATGGAGGATGGCAGCCCGAATCACCATTTGTGGGGAGCGACTAACGCTCCAGATGCTGATACCTACTGGGAGGAGTACATGCAAGACCCTCCCATAAACGCAAAGATATTCCAACAGCCTAGCGCCATTTCTCCAGAGGCAGACTGGTTGGAGTACCTAGTAGACGGGTACTACGACAACCTCAAAGAAGGTAAGACTGAGGACTGGATAGCTGTTTACATACACAACAAGTTTGGGCGTTCTTTAGCAGGAACCCCTGTGTACGACAAAGTTTTTAACTCTGGCTTTCACATCGCCAAAGAGAGGCTACTGCCTATTGAGAGCTATGAGTACCCTATAATCGTAGGAATTGACTTCGGCAGGACACCAGCGGCAGTGTTTAAGCAACGCGACCCTCGCGGACGTGTAATTACTTTGTCGGAGCTAACTTCGGAGAATATGGGCATAGAAACCTTTATTCGACTAAAGTTGACACCACACATATCTAACAAGTACGCTGGTTACGATATAGTCTGCGCGCCTGACCCAGCAGGGTTTATGAAACAGCAGTTAAACGAGTTAACGCTGGTAGACGCGCTTCGTAACGCGGGGTACAGGTGTGTAAAGCCTCCCTCAAATAAGCCAGACTATAGAATCCAAGCAGTTGAGCGGTTATTGTCACAACAGCTAGATGGAGAAGGCGCGTACCTTATAGATACATCATGTAAGATGCTGATAAAAGGTTTTCAGCACGGGTACAGGTACAAAAAGAAAAGAAGTGGAGAGCTTGAAAACTCGCCAGAAAAGAACGAATACTCGCACATTCACGATGCAAACCAGTATGCTGACAGTATTATGGATATGCACGTTAGAGGCGTT